AAGGCGCGCGGCCGATCAGTGTTCGGCCGCGAATGGCGTGACATCGTGACGATATGGGCGCTGACCTGCGGGATCTGTGTGTGGAATTGGCCAGCTTGCGCCAGGATCTCGCCGGCGTGGTCGATGCGGTCGATCTGCCGTCTCGGTCATCGTCGATGCGCCCGGCGCTGCTTTGGTGCACGGTGCACCGTGCTTCGCACCGGCGCGCGGAATGGTCGGAGATCTGCCGGGCGGGCAGCGACCCGCGCCGAGCCACGCACCTCGTTACACCAGCCGTGACCGCGACCGCACCGCCATCCAGTGGCGGCCGCGGCGTGCCGGGCTCGCGGCCGCCGCTCCCGGGCCCGGCGCTGCAGGCCCTCGAGGTGTCCGAAGCAATCGACCGGGCCGTGTGCGTGCTGGCAGACATGGCCCGGAAGGCGCTCGGCGACGTCTGGCGGCACCGCGACGGCGCCCGGGCGCTGGCGATGCTGCCCGACCTCGTCGACCGCCTCCCGGCCGACCATCCGCTACGCCGGCGCGCCCCGGCGACACTGGCCGCGCAGCGTCAGCGGGCGCGTGACGTCCTCGGTCAATCTCGCTCGGTGCTCTGGCTCGGCTACTGCCCGACCACATTCGACGTGCCGGTCGACGTGCTCACGCGGGTCGACGGGCAGCTCGTCACGCTGGTCGGCGAGGTCGGCTGCTGGACGCTGGACCACGCCGCCATGGTCGACGACGGCGGCGAACGGGAGATCTGGCGCCGCTCGCGACTCGGCCTCCCGCGCGATGAGGAAATGCCGCTCGTGCGCTGCATGTCTTGCGACCTGGTCATCGACCCGGCGCGCGTCGAGATTTCCGACATGGTGATCGCCCATCTGCAGGCTCAGACGGGAGGATGAAGGGATGGAAGAGAGCGAGCTGCGTCAGCAGTCGGCTCGTGGGGCTAGCGAGCGTCCTGGCTCGTGGCACATCCTCCGAACCTCCTGCAGATGCGGCGGGAGCTGGGCGTGGTACCGCGTCCGGCCGTCCGGAATGCTGGAGGGCCAGGGCTGCGTCTGCCACCACCCGTGGACACTCGCGCTACGGGCGGGCTGAGCCATGGCTGCTGCTGAAACCGGCACGGCGAGCGAGGTAGCGCGGGCGCTGCGGATCCCGATCGGGACCGTGTGGCGCTACAAGAGCCAGGGTGCGATCCGCCCGGCCGGCCGGGACGCACGTGGCCGGCCGCTGTACCGGCTCGTCGACGTCGCGGCCGAGCGGCATCGTCGGCGTGTCGCGACGGGTGCTGTAACGCTCTGACCTGGGGCGAAGGGTACAGTCCTGACGATCCCAGCATTTTGCCTGTGGATCGTTGACGTGTGGTGGCCACCGGGACGGCACCGGTGACGCTGGCCGCACACCCGAACCCGGAGGGGTGACGACCCGCCGGCGGAGGGCCCGACGCCCACGTCAGGATCGTCGGGCGGCTCGGCGGGCCGGTTCGATTCCGGGCCTCCACACCATGCGAGGGGGCGACTATGACCGTCCCGCTCGCGCAACCACTGCCTGGGCTGCCGATATCGACGGTCACGGGTAGCTGCCCGCTCTGTGGCCTGCCGGGGCCGCGTCACGAGCAGTTGCTGCACCGGATCGCGGCCGCGCGCACGCCGCTGTGTGGCTGCGACCCGGACGAGCATGACGGCACCGGGCCGTGCATCCTGTCGGCCGGTCATATCGGCATCTGTGTAGGCCTGGCCCTGACCGCCGACGATTCGCCGTCCGGCGGACCGGTCGTGTTCGCCTGCCGCGCCGACGACAACGCGCGACACCCGCTGGTCGGCTGATGGCCGAGCCGGCCGGGCAGCTGGTCCGGGTTGAAGCGGGCGGTTACCGGATCGTGCGCGAGCAGGCACGCGAGTTCTCGCCGTTGCTGGCCCGGGAACTCGACCGGGCCCTTCGTGAGGCCGGGAAGATCGGCGCCGACGTCGCGCGGCGGCGTATCCGCGAGATGCCGTCCCAGGGGCTGCACCGGGCGCACCACGGCACGGCCGCGCGGCCGCGGTTCCTGCGGCAGAAGATCGCCGACAACATCCGTGTGTCGGCTGGTCGCTACGGTGTGCGGATCACGTCCTCGGCGACTGGGATCAGCGGTAGGAACGCGCGTGGTCTGCTGCGGCGGATCGACGAGGGCAAGCGGTTTCGTCATCCTGTGTTCGGCAATCGGCGGTACTGGGCTGGCCAGGACGGGTGGCCGTTCTTCCGCGAGCCGATCGCGGAGACCCATGACGACGTCCGCGACGCGGTCGCTGAGGCGCTGCGCCGCGCGGCCGGGGCCATCGCTGCCAGGCACTGAGCGATGCCTCGCCAGGGCAGCACTACACAGCGTGGCTATGGTGGCGATCACCAGCGGCTACGGGCCTCGACGATCGAGTCGGCCTATGGCACGCCCTGTGCACGCTGTGACCAGCTCATGGAGCGTGGTCAGCAGCTGAACCTCGACCACAGTGACGACCGCAGGACGTATCTGGGCTGGTCACATGCCCTGTGTAACGCCATCGCAGGAGGTAAGAAGCGATGGGAGCAACAGAGCGTTACGAGGTTCCCGACCTCTCGGGCATGGTGACAGATCGTAGCCAGGATTTGGAGAGTGAGGTTGACCAAGAGTCAGCATCTCGACACTCACGCCCTCCCTCTGCACGCGTGAGCAGAGGAAAGCATGATCGAAGTGCACGCAGCGTGCACAGCAAGGCCCGAGCCGGCCGCCGGAGCGCTCTCAATCGCATGCCAGGAAGGGGCGGGGGTCGATGTCCGTGGGGCGGGACGCGCGGACCCCACACACCAGCCAAATCTCCCCCCGCGCCACGGCGCTGCTCACCCTCCGTTACTCGTGACGGAGCGTCATGAGTAACGGAGGGTGACTAGTGACCCGGAGTGACGAAGATCGCGGCCGGGTGCGCTGGTGACGGGGCGTGACGACGGGCCCGGGCCGGTCGAGAGCGCGGCCCGTGTCGAGCTCGCCGCTCTGGCCCTCGACCTCGCCCGCGACACCTCGGCGGCGACTGCCCTGGCGCTCGCCGCGCGCCTGGACAACGTCGCCGGCCCGGGCGCCGCGGCCGTCGCTCGTGAGCTCGAGGCGGCGATGGAGCGGCTGCGCGCTCGGGCGGCCGCGGCGCGGGCGACCGCGAACCCGCTCGACGAGGTCCGGGCCCGCCGCGAGGCGCGCCGTGCCTCCAGCTGAGGGGACGCTGCTGCGCGCGGCTCCGCCGACGCTGCGTTGCGTTCCGCCGTCGTCCGCCGGCTCGGGTGAGGAGGCCGTCGACCTCGCGGCCGCGGCCGGTCTGCAGCTGGACCCGTGGCAGGCCGACGCGCTCGTCGACGCGCTCGGCGAGCGGCCCGACGGCACCTGGGCGGCCTCCGACGTCGCCGTCGAGGTGCCCCGGCAGAACGGCAAGGGCTCGATCATCGAGGCCCGCGAGCTCGCCGGTCTGTTCCTGCTCGGCGAGCGGATGATCATTCACACCGCGCATGAGGTGAAGACCTCCGGCGAGGCGTTCCTGCGCGCCGAGCAGCTGTTCACGAACGTCGACTGGCTGCGTAAAGAGGTGAAGCGCGTCAACCGCAGCCACGGAGAGGAAGGCGTCGAGCTGCTGTCCGGTCAGCGGTTGCGGTTCATCGCCCGCTCGCGCAGCTCCGGGCGCGGGTTCACCTGTGACTGCCTGATCCTCGACGAGGCGTTCCAGATCGCGGACACCGCGATGGCCGCGCTGCGCCCGACCCTGTCCGCGCGGCCCAACCGCCAGATCTGGTTTCTCAGCAGCTCCGTGGATCGGCTGACGCACCCGCACGGCGCGGTGCTGGGCCGGCTGCGCGCCCGGGCGCAGTCGAACGACCCGGGGCGGCTGGTGTACCTGGGCTGGTCGGCGATGGAACGCGACGGCTGGGAAGCCCTCGCGGAGAAGGATCCGCATGCGGAGACGGACCGCGAGCGGCTGCGCCGGGATCCGGAGATGTGGGCCCGGGCGAACCCGGCCTACCCGCACCGGATCGACGCTGAGGCGATCCTCGGCGAGCTCGGCAGCATGTCGCCCCGCGACTTCGATGTCGAACGGTTGGGCATCGGTGACTGGCCCGCTGACGGTGATGGCTGGGAGGTCATCACCGAACGTGAGTGGGCCTCGACCCTCGATGGGGGCAGCACGCTCGGTGACCTGCTCGCGATGGCGGTCGACGTCACGCCCGACCAGCAGCACGCCTCGATCGCCGCGGCTGGCCCGGCGGTCGGCGGCGGGCTGCACGCCGAGCTCGTCGAGCACCGGCCCGGTACGGGCTGGCTGCCCGACCGGCTCGCCGAGCTCGTCGCGCGCCACCGGCCGGCCGCGGTCGCGCTCGATGCGGCCGGGCCGGCTGGGACGCTGCTCGTGCCGCTCGCCGAGCGGGGCCTGGACGTCGTCCAGGTCACCAGCCGCGAGTACGCCCAAGCCTGCGGCCGGCTGCGCGCGCTGGTCCGCGACGGCCAGGTCCGCCGCCTCGACCAGCTGCCGCTGACCGCGGCCGTCGCCGGCGCGCGGTCGCGGCCGCTCGGCGACGCCTGGGGCTGGGCCAGGCGCTCGACCAGCATCGACATTTCCCCGCTGGTCGCGGTGACTCTCGCGCTGTGGGCGGTCGAGGCGCGGGCGACTCCGCCGCCGGCGACCGCGCCCAGCACGCCCGAGCGGGCGGTATCGGGCAATCCGTGGCGCGGCGGCGGCCGCCTCAAGCTGTGAGGAGGACCCGGTGAGTCCAGACACACGCGTGCTGGCGTGGAACGTGGTCGGCCTGGCTGGCGTGGCGGGCTTCGTGGTCGGCCTGGCCGGGCTGGTGGGCTGCTGGTGGCTGGTCCCGATGGTCGGCGGCCTGTGCGCCGTCGCCCTGGCCGTCCTGGCGGCCCGCCAGGACGCGGCGGCCGCGGCGGCGCCGAGCGCCGCGCCGGTCGCGGCCACAGCGGCGTCGGCGGCCCGGGGCGGTCTGCGGGCGGCCGGGTGAGGTCGCTGTTCTCCTGGCCGTCCCGGCCAGCGACCCCGACGCACGCCGCCGAGGCGTCGATCGAGCAGGTCGTGCTGACCGGTGCGGCGGGCGGCGCGTGGGGAGCGGACCCTGCCGAGTCGTCCTCCGATGTCGGCTGGCGGCCGGTCGGCACGGCGGGCCGGCGCGAGGTGCCCTGGTGGACCCAGGAGAAGGCCCGGATCTACTCGGTCGCCGCCTACCGCGCGAACCCGATGGCCAAGGCGATCGTGGACACCTACGTGTCGTTCATTGCCGGCGACAAGGGCATCCAGGCGCAGGCGATGAACGCCGATGTGCAGCAGATCGTCGATGACTTCTGGACCGACCCGTGGAACGACGTCGCCGGGATCCAGGAGATCGAGCTGCGGTCGCTGCTGCTCATGGGCGAGAAGTGCCTGGTCTACGCGACCGGCGAGACCAGCGGTGTCGTGCGGTTCAAGCCGGTCGACCCGACGTTCATCTCCGACGTGACGACCGTCGGCGGGAACCCGCACTGGCTCGACAAGATCTCGTTTGCGCAGGGCGGCGCCGCCGAGGACCCGAACGCGCTGTCGGTGGTCCGCGTCGATGACCTGACCGGGCTACGCACCGGCGCTGCGGCGCTGTGGCGGCCGTTCCGGGCGCTGGACACCGACATTCGCTCGCAGCCGTTCCTGGCCTCGATCCTGGACTCTCTCGACTCCTATGACGAGGTGCTGTCCAACCTTGTCGACCGGACCGCGCTGGCCCGCTACCTGGTGTGGGACGTGACCGTGCAGGGCGGCCAGCCCGAGGTCGAGAAGTTCATCCGCGAGCGCGGCGGCACGCACGTGCCCCGCTCGGGCAGCGTCGAGGTGCACAACCAGACCGTGCAGTGGGAGGCCAAGTCGGCGCCGTCGGGCGCCGAGGAGGACACCCAGGCCGCGAGCTCCATCCTGACCCAGGTCGCCGGCGGTGCCGGCCTGTCGAAGCACTGGCTGGCCGAGCCCGACGGCGCGAACCGCGCGACCTCGCAGTCCATGGCCGAACCCGTGCGCCGCCGGGTGCAGGGCACCCAGAAGATCTGGCTCGCGCTGCAGGCCGAACGGACCCGCTTCGCGATCGACCGGGCCGTCGCGGCGGGCCGGCTACCGGCGATGGTCGACACCGTCGACCCGCGCACGGGCGAGGCCCGCAAGACGAGGGCGGCGCAGGCGCTCACCGTCACCGGGCCCGAGGTCGCCGCGGCCGACGCCCAGATCACCGCCCAGGTACTGCTCAACATCTCGACCGGCCTGCAGAACCTCGTCGACGCCGGGATCATGACCGCCCCCGCCGCCCGTGTGGCCGCCCGCAAGGCCTGGGAGGACTACGTCGGCGTGCCCTACGTCGCGGACCTCGACAAGCCCGACGCGGCCCCCGACGACGTCGCCACCCACGTGGACGACACGACCCAGACGGCGCCTCCGCTGCTGACCGCGGTCGGCGGCCGCCGCTAACCCTGGAAGGGACACCCATGGACACAGCCGAGGCCGCGGCCGCGCTGCGGATGGCCACCCGCGAGGTCCTCGACGTCGAGGACGTCATCGACGGCACCCTGGCGACCACGCACGACGCCAACATCTGGCACATCGCCACCGACGACGACGGCACGGTCCTGCGTCACGACGCTACGGGCGACGCGCTGCGCGCCGGCGAGCCGATCGTCACCCTGTACGGCGGCCCGGCCGCCGACCCGACCAAGCACCCGGAGAACCTGCGCGTCGACCTCTACGCCGGCCCCGCCCGCCCGGGCGAGCGGCGTAAGCCGCGGCGGCCGGCCAGGAGCGACGTCAAGGTCGAGAAGACCGGCGACGGCGGCGAGAAGACACCCGCCGGCGGTGCCGGTGACCAGCAGCCGCCCGCGGGCACCGGCGCGCCGAAGGCCTGACCGCCGTGAGCGAGCGGCACGGCCCCGGGGACGCCGCGCCGCTGCTTCGCTGGTGGTCGACCGGGATCGGCGGCGCGAAGATCGGCTGGGGGACGGACGGCGACTTCGACCGCTGCGTCGCCGAGGCCTCGCAGCATCTACCCCCCGAGCAGGTCAAAGGGTTCTGCGCGAACCGCCATCACCAGGCGCTCGGCTACTGGCCGTCCCAGCACGCCGCGATGGACCGCGCCAAGGGCGCAAAGAAGAAGCCGCGGGCGCGTGGCAAGGGGCGGCGTGCGACGTCGGCCGAGGCGCTCGACCCGGCGCTGTTCGACGCCCTGTTCGACGCGCTGCTCGACGTCGCCGAGGCGTTCAATCCCCACCAGCCGCGCGACCCGTTCGGCCGGTTCATGTCGCTCGACGCGACGCCGCACCCGGACGAGGCCACCCACCTGCGGCCCCGCCGCAAGACGCGCGTCGCCGCCGAGGACCTGCGCCCGGGCGACGTCATCCACGGCGGCCGCCACCAGATCCGCGCCGTCGTCCCGCACCCGACCAAGGGCGTCATCGCCGACGTCGGGAACAACGCGTTGATCAAATTCAAGCCCGGCGAGCAGGTCGAGGTTCACCGGCAGGCGTCGACCTACCGGGAGCTGCCCGAGCGGGGCAAGGCCAAGGTGCGCCAGATCCGCGCGTCCCAGCGGGGCGCCGGTATCACCCCGATGTCCCATGACGAGATCGCCCGAGATCTGGAGCTGCACGCCGCCATGCACCTCGCCGCCGCGGACGACCCGCCGCCCTCGACCAGCGAAACCTCCGCCGAGGCGATGATCGCCGGTCAGTGGTCCTATCAGGACATCGCCGCGAAGATCCGCGACGTGTTGCGGACCCGCAACGGCAACCGGGGCTGGTTCGCGATCCAGGACCTCACCGGCGACCAGGTCGTCTACTGTGACGACCTCGACAGCGACGACCTGTGGCAGGCCTCCTACACGATCGACGACGCCGGCGCGGTCACCGTCGGCGACCCGGCCCGGGTCGTGCGGACCTACACCGCGGCGCCGGCAGGCATGCCACCCGACGGCGACGCCCCCGGCCAGCCCGGCGCCCTCGACGACGACGGCGAGCTCCTGGCCGCCGGCGAGGCCGCGTGGGACGGGAACAAGCACCCACGCTCCGCGGCCGGCGAATTCGCCCCAGGCGAGGGCGGCGAGGGCGACGACGGCCAGGGCGTAAAAGCCTCCAGCGCCGACACCAAAAAGTGGCAGGCCCAGCTCAACCACCTCGGCTACCGCATCACGATCGACGGCAAGGAAGGGCCCGAGACCCGCAACGCGATCCGCCAGTACCAGCGGGACAACGGCCTGCCCGTGACCGGTCAGCTCGACGAGGCCACCACAAAGCAGATGGCCGAGCACCCGCTGCGGCGTAAGGACGTCGGCAAGCCACCGAAGCCACCCAAGCCGCCGAAGCCGGCCCCGCGCACGACCGGCAGACCGGCGGGATCACAGCGGACCACGGTCATCAACGTCGACGCCACGCGGAAAGAGTCGACGGCCGTCTGCGAGGTCGGGCGGATCGTCGAGGCCCGCGGCACGAACGCCGCCGGCGGCCGCGTCTTCCGCCTCCAGATCATCAAGGCCGGGGTCAGCAGGAACGGCCGCCGCTACACCCCGGCCGTCCTGGCCGAGGCCGCCCCGCTCTACGAGGGCGCCCGGGCCTACGACCACCACCGCGACCGCGCCGAGATGACCTCCTCGACGATCAACGGCCTGGTCGGCCATCTGCAGGACATCCACGTCAACGAACACGGCCTCGCCGGCGACCTGCACCTGCTGCCCTCCGCCACGCACGCCTCCGAGGTCATGCAGGCCGCGCTCGCCGCGCAGGAAGCCGGCCGCGAACCGCTCGCCGGCGTCTCCCACGACGTGCAGGCACACTTCCGGACCGCCCGGGAGGGCGGCCGGCAGATCGTCGAAGCAACCAAGATCGTCGGCGTGAACTCCGTCGATCTGGTCGCTCATCCCTCCGCCGGCGGCGCCGTTATGCGCATGGTCGCCGGCGGCACCGATGCCGATCCCCTATCTGAGGAGGAACCCGTGGACCTGGCACAGGTCATGGAGGCGGTCAGGTCCGCGGACCCGGCCGACCGCGCCGCCCTGCTCGCCCTGCTCGGCGAGCCCGCTGCCGCACCTGAGCCCGGCGAGCCGGCGACCGAGGCCGCTGTCGCGCCGCCGCTGTTCGCGCGCGACTCGGTGTTCGGCAAGCAGCTGCTGCGCCTGGCGGTCGCCGACGCCGGCCTGCCGGACACCGTCGTCGAGGCCGTCACCGCGGCGATGCCCGAGCGGTTCACCGAGGCCGACGTCACCGCCCACGTCGGCTCCCTGAAGGCGACCATGGCCGGCCTGGAGAAGGCCGGCCTCGTCCGCGAGCTCGAGGGCCAGGGCCCGACCGCGACCGTCACCCAGGAGGCGCACGACAAGAAGATCAAGGCCCTCGACGCGTTCTTCGCCGGCGACTTCGCGAACGGCTACCACTCCTTCAAGGAGGCGTACGTCGACTTCACCGGCCGCCGGGCCCGGGCGCTGGACTTCGAGGACTTCAACCGCACGATCCTGACCGAGTCGTTCGGTGACGGCCGGGTCGGTGTGCGGGCGGCTGAGTCGATGACCTCGGCGTCCTGGTCGCTGGTCCTCGGCGACTCGATCACCCGGCGGATGATCGCCGAGTACGGGCAGCCGTCGCTGCAGACCTGGCGCCAGATCGTCAGCAGCATCGTCCCGGTGAACGACTTCCGGACGCAGCGGATCGACCGGGTCGGCGGCTACGGCGTGCTGCCCACGGTCAACCAGGGCGCGCCGTACCAGCCGCTGACCTCCCCGACGAACGAGGAAGTCACCTACGCGATCAACAAGCGGGGCGGCACGGAAGATCTGACCCTTGAGATGATCGCCAACGACGATGTCCGGGCGATCTCGCGGATCCCGCAGAAGCTGGGCCTGGCCGCCAGCCAGACGCTGTACCGGTTCGTCTGGGACCTGATCGCCACCAACCCGACCCTGTATGACTCGGTCGCGCTGTTCAACTCGGCGCACGCCAACACCACCTCGACCGCCCTGTCCGGCAGCGCCCTGTCCGCGACCCGCCAGAAGCTGCGCACCCAGGCCGCCTACGGCGACAGCTACAACATCCTGTCGCTCACCCCGAAGACGCTGCTGGTCAACAGCGCGCTCGAGGAACTCGGCTGGCAGCTGTCCCGCTCGGCGGTCGCGCTGCCCTCCGGCGCCCCGCTCGGCGCCGCGACGAACATCCCGAACATCCACGAGGGCCTGGACCTCGTCGTCGTCGACTACTGGACCGCCAGCTCGACCACCCAGTGGTACGTCGCCGCCGACCCGAACCTGGCCCCGACCATCGAGCTCGGCTTCTACATGGGCAAGCAGGACCCGGAACTGTTCACCCAGTCCGACCAGTCGGTGGGCTCGATGTTCAACGCCGACAAGTTCACATACAAGATCCGCCACATTTACAGCGGCGCGATCCTCGACTGGCGCGCTTTCCAACGGGGCAACAGCTGACGGCCATTCCTGGCCCCTACCTCAGAAAGGACAACGGGAATGACGCAGTCCACCGAGCTTTCCGGGCCCCGCTATCTTTCGGCCCGTATCCCTGCCATGGCCAACGCGACGACCGATCTCGAGGTCAACCTCGACGCTCTCCCTGGCGCCGCGAAGATCATCGGCGTGAAGTGGATACCGGACGCGGCCGTCACCGCGAACGGCACGAACTACACGACGCTGTCCGTGCGTAACCGGGGCGCGGCCGGCGCGGGCAGCGTGCTGCCGGCGTCGCGGTCCTACGCGGCGACCAACTCATCGGCGTTTGTGGCCGAGGACATGACCCTGTCGTCCACGGCGAGTGACCTGGTCTGCGCGGCCGGGGACGTGCTCACCGTGCAGGCGCTGCACACCGCCTCCGGCGTGGCGCTGCCCGCCGGCCTGGTGCGCGTCGCCTACCAGCTCAACTGACGCCGTGGGCAGCGCGCAGGCGTCCGCCGTCGCGGTCACCGGCACCGGCCTCGTCGCCCCCGCGCCGGGGTCGCTGCGGGGCTGGTCGCTGTTCTCCACCCCCGGCGACACGGTCACCCTCTACGACTCCGCGACCGGCGCGAACGGCACGATCCTCGCCAAGATCGTCATTCCGGCCGCCGGCGCGGTGTCGTTCGCGCTGCCCGACGGGCTGCGGGTCGCGAACGGGATCTACCTGACCGCGACCGGGACGCTCGCCGGCTCGGTCTGGATCGGATAGGAGCCGCAAACCCGCGGCCACGTTAGGAGGTCGCGGTGGCGACCCTCACCAACTCGTACGAGTCCGGGCTCAGCTCGGGCACGGCGATCTCTACCAGCAACTCCGGCGCCTCCGATACCCAGTGGAGTTCCGTCTCCACGACCATCGGTACGGCGAAATACGACTCGTCGTTCGCGCTTCGCGGGTCGTTGTCGGGCCAGTACCAGACGACCGGCCTTTCCGGCAGCCCCTACACCGCGTGGACCTCCGGCATCTCAGCCACAACGACCTACTGCCGGCTGTATGTGCTCCTCCCGTCGAGCCTGTCCAGCAATATCGTCGTCGCGACGATGATGTCCAGCATCACCAACGTCGCGTCGATCCGGCTCAATAGCGCGGGCACGGTCACGCTCCTGTGGAACGGGACGACGGGTTCCGTGACGTCCTCGACGACGCTGTCTACCGGGCAGTGGTACCGGCTGGAGATGGTCGCGACCGCCGGCACCGGCACCAACGGCTCGGCGAGCCTGCGGATCTACACGTCGCCGGACTCGGCGACCATCGCCGAGCAGAAGGACTCCGGCGCCACCAACACCGGCACCGCGTCCGCGATCACGATCCTGCGCGTCGGCATGCCCACCGGTGCGTCCAACACGACGGTGAACATCGACGATGTCGGCTTTACCGATACGACCTGGCTCGGCGCGTCGCTACCCGTCCTCGTGCCGCCGATCGTCGGCCAGTACAGCAGCCTTTTCTAGGCCGCACCGCCCCCCTTTTTTTTGCCCGCGCGGAAATCCGGCGGGTCCCTTTGATGAGAGGACATGGGAATGGCCCGCTACAACGTCACGGTCGAGTCGGCAGCGGCGATCGTCGCGACCGCCCCGTCCGGCGGTTCGGCGAACGCCCTGTTCGGGTCGCTGCAGGCCGGGGCGTCGGCCGGTTTCAAGCTGCGCCGCGTGACGCTCGGCGTCCGTGCCGGTACCGGTGCGCCGACCTCGCAGCAGCTGACCGTCGCGATGGTGCGTACCACGGCCCGTGGTACCGCGACCGCGACGAGCACCGGGAACAAGCTGGACCCGAACAGCGCCGCGAGCGGTATCACCGGCCTGGACACCGCCTGGTCGACGGTCCCGACCGCGACCTGGACCGCGCCGTACCTGTACGAGGTCAGCTTCAACAGCCAGTCCGGCGTCGACCTGCCGTTCGAGCTGTTGGAGGAGCTGATCTGCGCGTCGGGCACAGCGAATGGCATCGCGCTGCTCAACGTCGGCAACGCGCTGCCGTCCTCGCACCTCTACACGGCCAGCCTCGAGTGGGAGGAGTAGGCCGACCGGGCCAGCTGGGTCGTCGGACCGTGGGGAGCCGGAGGTAGACCATGCTGCGGCGCTGGCGCGGCGCGTGGCCGCGCCGCAGCAAACGGTTCGAGCCGAACCTCCTCCAGGCGCCCCAGGGTGCCCCGTGGCCCACCGACCCGCGGCAGGCCGGCTCACGTCCCCGCTGGTTCCCGCTACCGCGCCGCGGCCGGTACCTCGCGTTCTGGCCGCAGGCCAACCAGGGCCAGGCGTGGCCGTCGGTCACCGTCCAGCCCGGTTCGCGGCCGCGGTGGGCGCCGAAGCTGCGCCGCGGCCGGTTCCACGAGCCGCCCTGGCCGCAGGGCCCGCAGACCCAGCCGTTCCCGGGGATCTACGAACAGCCCGGTTCGAGGCCGCGGTGGGCGCCGAAGCTGCGCCGCGGCCGCTTCCACGAGCCGCCGTGGCCGCAGGGCGCGCAGACGCAGCCGTTCCCCGGCCTCTACGACCAGGCCGGCGGCCGGCCGCGGTGGCATCCGCGGCCGCGCCGGGGCCGGTTCGTCGAGCCGCCCTGGCCGCAGGGCCCGCAGAGCCTGCCCTACCCGTCGTTCACCGATCCGGCTGGCGCCCGGCCGCGGTGGTATCCGGTCCGGCTCGTGCGCCGCGGGCGGTTCGCCGACCCGCCGTGGTACCCGCCGGCCGTCTGGCCGCCGCAGCTGCTGACCGCCCGCCACCAGCCGTCCCGCCCGACGCGGCGTGGCCGGTCGTTCGAGCCGCCGTGGCCGCAGGCGCCGCGCGGCGGCTGGCTACCTGACCAGACCCGCCAGGCCGGCGCCCGGCCGCGCTGGTTCCCGCTGCCGCGACGCGGCCGGCTGTTCGACCCGCCGTGGCCGGCGCTGTCCTCGCCGACGCCGGTGTTCCCGCCGCTCGCGACGCGCCGGGCGGCGGCCCGGCCGGTCCGCCGCGGGCAGGTCCTCGCGGTCCCGCCGGCGCCGCTGGGCACCTTCCTGCCGTCGACGTCGACAGCGGGCCGCCGGCCGGCGCCGCGACCGGTTCGCCGCGGCGGCTTCGCCGAGCCGCCCTGGCCGCAGGCGCCGCAAGGCGCCCCGTGGCCGAGCTTCACCGCGCCGGCGGGTTCGCGGCCGCGCTGGGCGCCGAAGCCTCGAGGCCGGTTCTTCCAGCCGCCCTGGCCGCAGGCGGCCCAGACCCAGCCGTTCCCCGGGATCTACGACCAGGCCGGCAGCCGGCCACGCTGGGCGCCGAAGCTACGCCGCGGCCGCTCCTTCGAGCCACCGTGGCCGCAGGGCCCGCAAAGCCAGCCGTTCCCGGGAATCTTCGACCAGCCGGGGGCACGGCCGCGGTGGCATCCGCTGCCGCGCCGCGGCCGCTCCTTCGACCCGCCCTGGCCGCAGGCGCCCCGGGGGCAGTGGCTGCCGGCGCCGGTCGCGCCTCCGGGCAGCCGCCCCCGGTGGGCGCCCTACCTGCGCCGCGGCCACTCCTTCGAGCCGCCCTGGCCGCAAGGTCCCCAGCGGGTCTGGGTGCCGCCGGCCGTGGCCGCGACCCGTCGCGTGCCGTCCCGGCCGGCCCGGCGTGGCCGGTTCGCCGAGCCGCCGTGGCCGCAGGTCGACGTCTCCTACCGGCAGAGCTGGCCTGCCCGCCAGCGGCCTCCGGTACGGCCGGTGCGCCGTGGCCGGTTCCTCGCCGGCCCGTATGCAACGGGCGCGTCCTGGTCGCCATCGCCGCTCTCGCGCCGGCGACCGGCCGCGGTACGCCCCGGTCGCGGCCGGTTCTGCGAGCCGCCCTGGCCCCAGGGCAACCAGGGCGCCTGGATTGCCCCGCCGGTGATCGCGACCCGCCGGGCGCCGTCCCGGCCATGGCGGCGTGGCCGGTTCGTCGAGCCGCCCTGGCCGCAGTCCTCCCGGCCCGCCGGGCTGATGACGGTCGGGCACCTGGCGGGACGGGTCAGCGCCGGCCGTCTCGCCGGCACCGTCACGATCAGCGATCTCGTCTAGGAGGGTGCTGGTGCAGCTGCCGCAGCTGTCGCTGGAGTACCTCCGCGTCGCCTGGTCGGCGACCATCTCCGGCGTCCTGGTCGACCCCACCAATCCGCTGCTGTCCGTGCAGCTCGCCTTTCCCCGGTCCGGGGCCGCGCCGGCGGCCTGGTACACGGCGAGCTGGGAGGCCGACGGCCGCGGCGGCTGGTGGGCGCGCTGCCTGCTCGGCCCCGGCGGCGCGGTGACGCTCGTCCCCGGCGCCTACGACGTGTGGGTCAAGGTCACGATGACCCCCGAGATCCCGGCCCGCAAATCCCCCGAGCAGCTGAGGATCACATGACCCTGTACCGGGTCGCGGCGACCGCCGCGCTCACGCTCACCCACACCTGGCTCGACGACGAGACCCCCGTCGACCCGACCGGCACCATCGCCGTGACCGTCATCGACGCGGCCGGAACCCAGATCGACAGCGCCACCGCGACGGCGGGCCCGGCCGGGAGCGGGACCGCGACCTACCGGCTCGCCGGCCAGCCCGACCCGACGCTGCTCACCGTCACCTGGACCGCCACGATCGCCGGCGCGACCGTCGTCGAGCACGACATCGTCGAGGTGTGCGGCGGGCACTTCTTCACCCTGGCCGAGGGCCGCGCCTCCGACGAGTCGCTGTCCGACACCGCCCGCTACACCACTGAGCAGCTACGCGGCGCCCGCCTCGAGGTCGAACGCGAGTGCGAGCGGATCACGGACCGGGCGTGGGTGGCGCGGTACGCCCGGGTCGTCGTCGACGGCGTCGGTACCGATGAGCTGCAGCTCATCCACCCCGAAGACGACCGCTCCGTCAACGCGGTCCGCGCGATTCGCTCCGTTCTGGTCGCCGCCCGGCCGGGCGCGACCCCGGTCGCGCTCACCAACACCCAGCTCGCCGCGCTGACCGTCGACGAGCTCGGCGTCGTGCGCCGCACCGACGACATCTGGCCCGACGGCCGGGCCCTGGTCACCGTCGAATACGTCTACGGCGAGGACTATCCGCCGCCCGACCTGGTCCGCGGCTGCCTGATCCGGCTGCGTTCCCGGCTCAACCTGCACCGCTCCCAGGTGCCCGACCGGGCCGAGTCGTTCACCGCCACCTCTGGCGGCACCTACCGGCTGTCCCTGCCGGCGAAATACCGCACCGGCGTGCCCGAGGTCGACGCGGTCTATGCCCGCTACTCGCAGCGCGGCGACCAGAACCCGGCCACCGCCGGCGCCGCCGGGACCACGACCAGCGGCGGGCCGACGCCGGTGTCGCGGACGTTCTCCTACGACCCCCAGTGGGGCTCGCTGTTCCATGGCGGGCGCCGGTGAGCGCCGCGGCGACGTCGCCGGCGTGGCCGGCCTGGCTGGAGCTCGTCCGCCGGCTAGACGGCGACCCGGAACTCGCCGACGTCGCGGTCACGCCCGCCTGGTCCGGGAAGGCCTTCACCGCCAACCGCCGGGTGATCTATGGCGGGTCGCTGACCAGCGCTGACCAGATCGTCGCGACCGGGGTCGCCCGCGAGGAGACCGCGACCCTCGAGGTCGTGTGCACCGCCTGGCTACCCGGAGCCGACGCCGGCGAGGCGATCGACGCCGCCCGCGGCCTGGCGGCCGTTGTCGAACGGGTCCTGGCCGCCGACCCGGGGCTGTCCCAGACGGTGCCGAACTTCCTGTGGGCGGCGCTGGGCAGCTGGTCGCAGGACTACGACGTCGACGACGACGGCGCCGTCGGCGTCGTGATCCAGAAGATCGAGCTTCACTCCTACCTCTACTGACCAAGGGGGTCGCCGTGCTGGTCCGCAACATCTCCGGTCAGCCGCTCGTCCTGCGGCTCGAC